GGATTTGTGATCGTGATTATTTCTTATCTTGGAATGGACAATTAGGAAATGGTAATGATCTAGAGAAGGTTGATCCAGAAATAAAATGTAACTGGATTCCTCCAATGTTTGAATCATTGGAACAAATGAATTATGAAAAGGAAGCAAAGGAAAAGTACGGTAAGTATATTATATTCTACTTCTTATTTCATGGTCATTATAATAGGTGGCAAGAAGAGTTTAACAAGAAGCAGATGGAAAATTCTGTGAATTTGATATGCAAGCAGACAGGATGTAAAGCAGTATTTGTAGGAGCAGAATGGGATAAAAATTTCCAAGATCAGAGTGATGTGATAGGAAAACTTCCAGATGCAATTGATTTAAGAGGTGAGACATCTACACAAGAACTTTTCGGATTGATAAATGGAAGCGAGGTAGTTGTAGGGTATCCATCAGGGTTAACTATAATGTCTACAGTTCTGAAACAGAAAACAATAATTATCTGGAATGATTATTATAATAAAGATTTTATGTGGAATAGCTGTCCTCCAGAAGTAAGGGAGAAAACTTATTTTGTTGAAAACACTAAGAATCTTACACCTAAGAAATTAACACAAAAAGTGAAGGAGATTATAAAATGAGAAATCCTATATTGCTTACTGGAACTGGTATATATAAAATAGTAAATAGGTTAACAGGGAAGATTTATATAGGAAGTGCTGTTAACTTAAGTGAAAGATGGAGATTGCATAAACATCATCTAGATAATAAAACCCATAGAAACAGGTATCTGCAAAACGCATGGGATAAATATGGTGAATTTATGTTCTCATTTGAGCCTTTGATTAATTGTGAGAAAGAAGATTTGTTAGATTTTGAACAAGATGCTTTAGATGCTTATCAATCATATGACAGAGAAATTGGCTACAATATAAATCATTTAGCAACAAATTCTCTAGGTGTCAAACGATCTGATGAAACTAAAAAGAAAATTAGTGAGTCAGGAAAAGGCAGAATACCTTGGAATAAAGGATTGACTAAAGATGATCCTAGAGTAAAAAAATATGCTGATAAAAATAAGAATAGAATTGTTACAGAAGAGCAACGAGAAAAAATAAGGAAAACTCTCACTGGTTATAAACATACTGAGGAAGCAAAAAAGAATATGTCAGGAAGGGAGTTGTCAGACGAACATAAGAAAGCAATTTCTAATTATATGACAGGAAAAAAGCATACGTTAGGAAGAAAACATACTGACGAATGGAAACAAGAAGCCAAGATAAGAATGTCAAAGAGAAAAAGAGATTCTAAGGGCAGAATGATGAAAGGGGTTATACAATGAAGTCAGGAATCTTAATTTCGGGGTGTGCAAGGTCAGGAACCTCAATGACTGCAGGAGTTATAGATATTTGTGGGGCAAAGGGTGGTCAGACAAGTCCTGCAACTATATACAACAAGAAAGGAATGTTTGAGAATGCTGATATCAGAAATAATCTGGTTAAGCCTCTTCTTCAAACTCTAGGAGTTGATCCTATGGCGCAGCATCCTTTACCAGATGTAAATCTATTCAAAGATTTAGATGGTGAAGAATGGAAAAGAAAAGTGGAAGACACTCTTAGATATCAAGGTGTAGGTGAGAATGATGATTGGTACTATAAAGGTGCAAAGATGTGTTTAATGTGGCCTTTATGGAATGCAGCATTTCCTGATGCTAAATGGATCATAGTCAGGAGAAGAAGTAAAGAGATAGTAAATTCCTGTATGAGAACAGGTTTCATGAGAGCTTTTGATACAGAACAAGGTTGGCAAGGATGGATTCACCAACACATAAATAGATTTAATGAGATGTTACAGGCTGATTTAGACCTCAGAGAAGTATGGCCTCAAGAAATGATTGATGGACAATTTAGTGAGGTAAAATCAGTAGTTGAATGGCTAGACTTGGAATGGAAAGAAAATGAAGTTAAAGAATTTGTAGCACCCTCATTATGGAATGAAGGAAAAACAATCGTCAATGACAAACTTGTAGCACAAGCATTTGACGAAGGAAGGTTAGGATAATATGGCAAGAGTGACAAGTGGAATATACCAAATATCATGTAAAATTAATGGTAAACGGTATATAGGGAGTTCCAAAAATGTCTTTACGAGAAAGACTGTACATTTTAGAGAACTTAAAAATTCCATACATTCTAATAGACTTCTTCAAAATGCTTTTAATAAGCATGGGGAAGAGAACTTTGAATTCAAAGTTTTAGCGTTTTGTGAACCAGACTTTCTAATAGAGCAAGAGCAAAGATTTCTAGATTTTTGTAAAACTTATGAAAGAGGTATTGGTTATAATCTACACAAGAAAGCTGATTCTCCAATAGGTGTTAAACGATCTCAGGAATTTAAAGATAAGTTATCTAAAACAAATACTGGAAGAAAACATACTGAGGAATCTAAAAGAAAGATGTCTGAAATACATAAGAAGTTAGTTATCTCAGATGAAACGAGAAGAAAAATTACAGAATCTAAGAGAGGAACAAAACTATCTAAAGCACACAAAGAGAAAATAAGTAAAGCTTTGAGAGGAAGAGATACGAGAAAAGAAGGTTCTTCTTCCGATAGGACTTGTTCAGAAGAAACACGTAAAAAATTGTCAGAGGCTACCAGAAAAAGTTGGTTAAAGGCTTCTAGAAGGGAGAAGAGCTAATGGCTCGTGTCACAGATAGTGAGGTGGCAGCAATACTTGATACTGATGTTAGCAGTTTTACTCCATTTATAACTGCAGCTAATACATTAGTAACTACAGTATTATCTACACCTGCAAAAATAACAAACACTACATTGTTAAAAGAGATAGAGAGATGGTTAGCAGCACATTTTTTCAAATGTAGTTTAGAGCCACAAGAGAAAGTACAAGAAGTAGGAGAAACAAAATCTACATTCTTTGGTGCTTCAAATGAGACACTATTAAATTCTACTCTCTATGGACAAACAGCATTGGCTTTAGATACATCAGGATCGTTAGCAAATTTAGGAAAGAGAATAGGGAGATTTAAACCAATTCTAGCAATTAGCAGAGCAGAGGATGCATAATGACATCATTTTTAAACAGAGGACACAATCAAACATTAGTCTATTGGGCTTTCTCAGCTAGAGATGGTTTTGGTGGAGCTACGTTTACAGCACCAGTTGAGATAAGTGGTAGATGGGAAATTAGACAGAAGATGTTTACTACTGCAGCAGGTCAGAAATTAGAAAGTAGCAACATAGCATACGTAGGACAGGATGTAGAACCTAATGATTGGTTATTCTTAGGGTCATTAACTGACATAGCTTCTGCTATAGATGAAACTAATCCTAAAAATGTGACAGGTGCTTTAGAAGTGAAAGCAAGAACTAAAATACCAACATTAAGAGCAGATAAGTTTCAAAGGATAGTCTTTATGACAGAAGCAACATCTACGAGGTAAACATGGGAATAAAAGTAATAGGTGGCAAGTTAGTAATAAAAAACCTTAAAAGAGAAATCAAGAAAATAGAAGGTGGATTATCTAGAGTAGGTATGCTTAAAGTAGGTAGATTAGTCATGGATAGATCAAAAGCATTGACTCCAGTGGATAAGGGAAATTTAAAAGAAAGTGCCTTTGTAGTATTTGGTGGAGACAAAATAGCTCCTCAAGCTATTGCTACAAGTAATTTTGATACTACTGAACCAGAGGGTAAAAGAGTGGCAGCAGAACATGGTGGAGTAGTTTCAGACTTTACAGCTAGTAGAAGACCTAATCCATTTGCAGTAATAGGGCATACAGCTTTCTACGCTTTAAAAGAACATGAAGCCGTTGAAGAAGTTCATGATATAGGATTTCCAAAGTTTTTAGAAACTGCTGTAAAGATGTCACAAAGAGATATACTTAAAATATTAAAAGAGAGTGTGAAACGATGAATTCTCCAAGCGAGGACATAAAAGATTTATTAGAAGCATCATCTGCAGCCACAGGACTTACATTTGGAACTGATCTATTTGTAGGACAGGAACCTGATGGTGGAGGTGTTGCAGATAAAGTAGTTACTGTTTTTGATACAGGTGGTGGAGAGCCTGACCCAAACAGAAGCTTGAAAGAGCCAACAATACAATTGAGAATAAGAGGAGATAAGTTTGGTTACCAAGCAGGATATACCCTAGCGGAAACTGTATTTGATGTTCTACATGGAGTAAAAAACACAACAGTTAATTCTACTAGGTATGTGCATATCATTGCCACAACGGATTTGCTTTATCTAGGTTTTGATAAAAATAACAGACCGATGTGGAGTGC